TTATCAATTGGAAGAACACCACGAACAACGCATACGATGGTGAGAAACTTCACATGCTGTATCTCGACGAGGCTGGTAAGTGGGAGAAGCCTACCGATATACGCGAGGCTTGGCGGATCGAGCGTACATGCCTTATCGTTGGTAAGCGCGTAGTAGGAAAGGCGATAGTAGGCAGTACCGTAAACCCTATGAATAAGGGTGGCGAGGAGTACAAAGGCTTATGGTATGACTCGGACCCCAATGAAAGGAATAACAACGGCAGAACAAGATCGGGGCTTTACAGAATATTTATACCAGCCTACGAAGCACTGGAAGGTTTCTTTGACAAGTACGGAAATGCAGTGATTGATGACCCAGAGGAGGAGCTGATTGGTGTAGACGGGGACTTTGTTGATCAGGGTAGCAAAAAATACCTCAAGAACGAAAGACACTCGTTCAAGGATGACCCCTCAGAATTAAACGAGATTATTCGTCAGTTCCCGTTCACTGAGGATGAAGCGTTTAGAGACAGTATCGAAGGAAGTATATTTAACATCGGTAAAATCTACCAACAAATAGAGCACAACGACAGCCTCTACCCCAGCCCTATAGTTCAGGGAAATTTTGTTTGGAGAGCAAAGGACGAAGAGGTTGTCTTTTCTCCAGACCCGAATGGGAGATTTCGCGTTGCTTGGCTGGCTCCAAAGCACCTAAGAAATATCAAGAAAGAAGAAAGAGGCAAGAAGGTGGCCCCAAACGGTCACATCGGTGTAGGTGGGGTTGACTCTTACGATTTAGACTCTACAGTAGACGGCAGGGGTTCTAAAGGAGCGCTTCATATGTACAATAAGTTTAATATGGATGTCCCAGGAAACACATTTGTTGTGGAGTACGCTTCTCGACCAGACCTGGCTAGCATTTTCTACGAAGATGTACTTATGTGTGCGTTTTTCTACGGGTACCCGATACTTATAGAAAACAATAAATACGGCATCGCAAGGTACTTTGAATCAAGAGGTTACGACGGATATTTAATGGATCGACCAGATCATTTAAAGTCTGCTAGCTCGTCTAGCGTAAGAACCAAGGGAATACCGTCTAACTCTCAAGATGTTATTCAGTCTCACGCTCACGCTATTGAAGCCTATATACACGATCACGTTGGTATCAATCCTGAAGACGGTCAAATGAGCAAAATGCTTTTTAATAGAACGCTCGAAGACTGGATTGGCTACAAAATAGACAAGAGAACCAAGTTTGACTTGACCATTAGCTCTGGTTTAGCGTTGCTTGCCGCTCAAAAAGCTAAGAAAGAAAAACCTCGTGTTAACTTCGATGACAAGAAATTTTTTAGGACTTATAGGCCAAAAGCTTGGCACTCCTAGTTTTACTATATTTGCATTGAGTTAAATTACTCCACTCATTGCAGATGTACAACACAAACAAAAATTCTTCTAGCTTTCCAGATCCATTAGCTTCTTCTGACGTAAAGCAGGGCAAGGAGTATGGTCTGAAATACGCTAAGTCGATTTATCGGCAGTGGGGAAAGATAGATCAGCAAAATTCCGTATACGGCAACAGGAAGAAAACGTTCGAAAAAAACAGACGATATGCAAACGGTACGCAAGACACCGCTATCTATCGGTCGCTTCTTAATTCTCTTGACCCTAATAACGGTGACGGAAGTATGCTTAACCTGGATTTCACTCCAGTTCCTATTCTTCCTAAATTCGTTAGGATCGTTGTAAACAAGATCCTGTCTTCTTCTCCGTATCCGAACCTCGAAGCAATTGACCCGTTATCTTCTTCTGAAAAAGATTTAAAAAGAAAGAAGGTTGAGCTGTCAGTAAAGTCAAAAGATTCTTTAAAAAACATTGAAGAAAACCTTGGGGTTCAGATTACGGGGCCTCAAAAAGACATTCCAGAAACACTTGAGGAGGCTGAAATTTTTATTGAAAACAATATTAAATCTAACTCAGAGATTGCAGCGCAAATCGCTACAAATCTGACTTTAGAATGGAACGATTTCAATGATTCGACTCTTAGGAGATGCGTGAACGACTTAACCGTTCTTGGTCTTGCTGTGGTAAAAAGGGATAATGACCCTAATTACGGCATCAAAACGTCTTACATCGATCCAGTAAACTTTGTTCATAGTTTTACGGAAGACCCTGGCTTTAGCGATTTAGTTTACGCTGGACACGTCAGACACGTACCCATTCAGGAGCTAAAGAGAATGGCTGGAGACCAATTTAGCGAAGAGGATTTTAAGAAGATTGCTCAAAAAGCGCAGAAAAAATACGGGTATGACGCTTCAAAGCTCACTCAGTCTTCTTATGACAGGGTAAACAACATCTCTAGTTTTGGTTATGATGAGTACATGATTGAAGTAATGGACTTTGAGTTTACAGCTGTGGACTGTGAGTACTACGAGTCTAAAGAAAACCAATACGGAAATACTGGCTTTTACTCCAAGGGTGAAAATTACAAAGGTCCAAAGAACTCTGTGTTTAACAGAGAGGTCACTAAGTTTGAAAATACAACCATTTACGGAGGCTCCTATATTCTCGGAACTGATTACATTTTCAATTACGGTAAAAAAACCAACATCCCCAAGAACGTATACGACATAAGCAAGGCTAATCTGTCGTACTCTGTTTGCGCCACAAACATATTGGACATGATGCCTAAGTCTTTGGTTGATAGCTGCATTGGTTTTGCTGATCAACTTCAACTTACACATTTGAAGATTCAACAAGCAGTAGCTAAGGCTAAACCTGATGGCATCATCATTGATATTGAGGGATTAGAAAACGTGCAACTAGGTAGAGGTGGTGAGCTACAGCCTCTTGACCTTCATGATATCTACGAGCAGACGGGTGTATTCTACTACAGGAGTAAGAACCCAGAAGGTGGATTCCAGAACCCGCCAATCAGAGAGATCGGGAACAGCATTCGAAACATTAACGAGCTTATTGGACTGTACAATCATTATCTCAGAATGATCCGTGACGCTACGGGCATCAATGAGGTTATGGATGCGTCATCGCCAAAGACAGACGCTCTTGTCGGTGTTCGTCAGCAAGCTATTGCAGCGGCCAACAATGCGATTTATGACATTACAAACTCTTCTATGGTTTTGTATAAAAAGGTTTGCACTGATATCGTTAAGTGTCTTCAGGTTATTCACCCTGCATCCATTCTTTACCGCATTTACGAAAACGCCATCGGCAAAACAAATATGGAAGTTCTTAACTCCTTTAAGGATCTCCCTATGTACAACTTCGGTGTAAGAGTAGTAAAGGAAATGGAAGAAGCAGAAAGAGAGTACCTGGAACAGAATATTCAAGTTGCCCTTGGTCAAAAAGAGATCGACCTTGAGGACGCTATTGCCGTTAGACAGTTGAAGGACTTAAATCAGGCAGAGCGTTTGTTAGTAGTTAGAAGAAAGAAGAGAATTGCAAAAAATCAGCAAATTGCTATGCAGAACTCTCAGCAGCAATCTCAGATTCAGCAGCAATCAGCACAGGCGGCTTCTCAGGCTAGACAGCAAGAAATGCAACTAGACGCTCAACTTAAGGCTCAAGAGATGCAGTTAAAAATGCAGTTGGACTCTCAGTTGGAAGAGGTGAAGCATGGATTTAGAAAAGAAATTGAAATGATTAAAGCTCAGGCGCTTCTCGGTGTTCGCTCTGACGACCAGGACTTCAAGGAAAAGCTTGAGACCCTGAAAGAAGACAGAAAAGATGACAGGGTAGAGAAGCAAGCCGTCGAGCAAAGCAAGCTTATCGCACAACGTCAGGGCAATCAGGGCCAAATGCAGTCGCCTCCACAACCACCTCAAGTCGAGGATTTATCACAAATGTTAGGACTATAAAAATGGCTACTACTATAAACTTAGATACTTCGCAAAGAGTTGACATTATCTGCAAAAGAGGCGACACGTTTGCTCTTAGGTTGACGCTAACTACAGACGCAGGGGCAGCCGCCTTTACCGATGACAACATCTTCTTGATGCAGGTTAGGGACTCAGACGTTAATGACTCAGCTACAGCTGCTGATATCACACTTACGACAACGG